GCAGAGAGGTGAGCCGATTGGGTCCATCGCGGTCCGCCCGTGCGTCCGAGCCATTCCCCTTCCAAGCTGAACCGGACGTTCCCTTCTACCACGAGGAGCGCCTGTTCGAGCACCTTCATCTGTTGGATCTCCCTCGAAAGCCTCTTGTCGTTGACGGAGGCTACGAAGTCCTTCATCTCCTTGCGCTGGATTCCGTACCACAGCTTCTTGTGCTTGAACGCGACATCGACGCCCATGCGCTCGGGCTTCGAGCTGACCTTGCCGAGTTCGAGGATCGCGCTATGTCTCTCGGCCGGTGAGACCAGCATCGTCTTTCTCCCCACTGAAGAACGAGGTGAGCTGCACATGCAACTTCCACATGCGGTCGTGATGGTCTCCGCTGATGGCACCCTCGGTTGCCAATGCCATCTCCACCTGTATGACATCGAGACCGTCGAGCATCAGCACACCATCCACGGTCATGTCGAGAACATGACCTATCTCGAACTGGTGCCACACTCCACCGATGCCGCCGTAGTACGCGCGTGTCTCGCTGAACCCGTCTTCGTCGCGCATCTCCGTATAGCGGATGTAGTAGAGGTACATCGCGTCGCGGTCGACGGGGAACCTGACTTCTGTTCGCTGCATGATCGTGCGCTCAGTCACTTCTTCTCCTTCTTCTTCTTCGCGCCCGTCCACCCCGCGACCGGCCCGAGGTACACCGCGGGGAAACTCGCCTTCTCCGGCTTGTCGTCCGTGCCCCACACCACGTTCACCAGCTTCTTCTTCCGCCTACTTCCGCGATCCTTCACCGTCGTGATGACGTACTCACCGGCTTTGTCGTCGTAGAGGAAGTGCAGGATGGTGTGCGGCCACGCGTGACACGACTTGTGGCCCGCGGGCTTCTCCCCTACCCCCTTGTACATTGCCCTGATTGCGGGTTTGTCGTTGTCGCGGATCTCGTTGGTGTCCGCGATCCACACCACGTGCACCTTGACCATCATGTTGATGTCGACGCAGAGTTGGATCACCTCGTCCTGCATCGTGTTGATCGTGCCCCAATCGCGGAGCTGGTCGAAGATGGGTTGGTTGCCCGACTGCCGTTCGTTCTTCGATTTCTGATCCTCGCGACGCTGTTCCAGGTCCGCGCGCATCTGCACCGCGTACGCCGCGAACTCGTCGCCGAACACTCGACGCGTGAACTCGGCTTGCGTGGCCTCCCACATATACGGGCCGTACTTGTCGAGCACCACGACATCACCGGCTTCGACCTTCTTCTTGATCTTCTCCAACGCGTCGATGTTGCCGTCGTAGTCGTTCCTGTTGACGACGTAGATCGTGAAGTTCTCCTTCTCGATGAGCGCCGCGTTGATCTCGTCGTCTTCGTAGATGAGGAAGTTGTACGCGTCCTCGTTGTCGATGACGTGAAAGTGAACATCGGGTTGTTCCCGCATCCACGTCACGATCGCGTTGCTCCTGCCGCCTCCCGACTGCCCGAAGAACAGGAACCGTTCGGGGATGCGCGCATTCTTGGGTGCGAGTGTCATGTTCTCCTCGCGATGATGATTGCTTCGGCGTCGACCCTGAGTTCCGCGTTCGCTCCATCTCGGAACCGCGGCGTGCCCACGTCGACAATATCCTCCACCTTCCACCCGGTTTTCCCGAGCGCCTTCGCGTGCCACTTGACTGTCTTCACGATCTCCTTGTCGCGGATGAAGTCACTCACATTCAAGTACATCATGCCGCCCTTCTTCGTGACCTTCGCGCACAGCTTCCACGCGCGACGGTGGAACTCCTTGTACTCCTCTTGCCAGAAGTACATCGCGCCGGAGTTCCCTTCCGTCAACTCGTGCCCGAGGTAGTGCGTGTACGAACGGCGCGTGCTCATGTCCTGCGCGTTGTGGTGGTCGGACATGCGGTTGCCGTACACCGGACTCGTCACGATGCCGTCGAATCTCTTGACCGACTTGGCCCCCGCGTAGCGCCCCATGTATTTCAACGCGTCCGTGCAGTACACGTCGGTGTGCGACATACCGAACGACTCTGCGCGCACCATCGCCTGTTCGGCCCACTCGCGTTCCAGCTCGAGCCCGACGAATCGCCTGTCGTCGCGTGTGAGCTGGAAGACGCGCCCGATGCCGCAGAACGGGTCGAGGTACACGCCATCGGGGACCAGCTCGCACAGCTTGTCGATGATGGAGTTGGAGAACGGCGCGGGGTGTCGGACTTCGCGCACTACCGCGAGATCCGTACTCGGTGACGCGAATCCTGTTTGTGCGTTGACCCTGACCATCAGTCCTCCACCCCCAGCCAACCCAGCAGGTCGAACAGCGACGGCGCGATGTAGTCGACCATCAGGTACATCAGCTCCGGCGTGATGAACCCTTCCTCGTCGGGGTCGAGCATCACCGCCGTCCGTTGCCCCGCCCCCCGCGCGTACCCGAGTTCGAGGTGCGCGCTTCGGTTGCACGGCAGGATGAGGATGGTGGCGTCGGCTCGCGTCAACGCGCCCATGTCGAGTCCGAATGCTTCGAGGGTGCGCGGAAGTCCGAGCACCTTCGTGTAGTCATCGGCTTTGCACTTCAGCGTGTGCCCGCCATCGTCCTTCACGATGACCGCGCCGTCCGACATCACCTCCGACCACCGGAACCCGAGTCCCTCGTCTCCCGCGCGCCGGAAGTCGTAGTGGTCGATCCCTGCACTCCGCAACGCAGCGCACACCGCGATCTGCAACGGGTTGCGCCATGACGACGCAACGTATACGTAGTTGGGCTTCACGCTTTCTCCTTCACCAGTCTCACGTCCGGGTACGACTGCGTGCTCGCGTCGTAGTGAACATCCCTCTCGGGCATCTCCTTACTGATCCACCTCATCGTGAACTTGTTGTGCGCGTCGTCCTCGAATCCGTACTTCTTCGATGGGTCCAGCTCCAACGCGGCGATGAGGGCTTCGATGTTCTTGCCTGCCTCGTCGTACTCCTCCTGCGCGGCGTTGCGATCGTCGCGTGCCGTTGCCCTGAGTCGGACGTACTTCAGCAGCTCCGCGTACTTCTCATCGAGGAGCCACTTCGTCTCGTCCTTCTTCGATTCGTGGAACGTGAAGCCGAAGTACGGACACCCATATCTCCCTTCGTCGCACGCCGGGATTGTGCCCGCGTTCACGTGCACCATCGCTTCCGCGATGCGCGCCTTCACCTCCTTCTTCGAGTACGGCGGCTCATCCAACCTCCGCCACTGCACCTCGCCCACGTCCGTGCCGTCTTCGATCTTCTGACCGGCTACGAGGATGCAGGGCAGGCCGGTGGTCATCTGCCCGCTCACCTGCCACGCGTACTTGCCGTCGAGTGCCTTCGCGAGCCACGCTTCGACCTTCTTGTTCGAGCACCACGACTTCCAGAGGTCCGGACCGAGTGCCTTCACCTCCATCGACGCGATCTCGCCCGACTCGAAGATGATGAGCTGGTCGAGGTGCCCGAACAGCAGCGCCTTCTTCGCCTTCATGCGGATCTGCACCTGCCCACCGCCGCCATCGTTGTGCACGTCGTGGTTGTAGCCCGCGATCACGCCCGACTCGATGAGCTTGACCATCTGCGGGAACGTGACTACCTTCGCGCCGAGATCCGCGAGTGCCCGGTCGATGATCTTGCGCTCGAGCACCTTCCCCTCGTCCATGCGCGCGCGGATGTTGTCGGGGGGCTCCACGGGCTGTTCCTCGAGCGCATAGGCCACTAGCGCGGACATGCAGTCACCGAGCATCGAGCACCGGAACAGGTGCTTGCCCGAGTCGTGCAGGTCGGGGGCGTCGGCGCGCTCGTCCCACCCTTCCGCGAACTCCGGCCCCAACGCGCTCTCGATGGGTTCCACAAGAATCCCGTCATCGACAACGCTGATCGCGTTGCCGGTCACCGTTACCTTCGTCTTCTTCTTCGGGTCGACCTTCGTTTCGGTCACCCCTCCACTTGCACCAACCTTGACCATCTTCACTCCTCCTGTAGACGCGATTCGGCCCCGCTACCAACAGGCAACGGGGCCGAACACGAATCGAGGAGGTGTGTGGGTTACTCCGCTTCCGCCGCTTCCTCGGGCTCGGTCACGAAGCGGGCGATGAGCACGCTTCCGGTGCGACCGGAGCCGTCGTAGTTGGCGTTGCGGAACTCCACGTCGAAGAACGCGCCCTCGGGTGCGTCTTCCACGCTCGGGAGAGCCACCGAGCCGTCCACGATCGCGGCCACCATCTTCCGTGCGCCACCGGGGTTCTTGTCGCTCCCGTTGCGCGTGGAGTAGTGCACGATCTCGAACCACTCGTCGGGCTCCTGCGCGGTCGCGAGGATGGTGTTGACGATCTCCTCGCGGCCGAGCTGGTAACCCTGTCGGGCGGGCTTGGGGGGCAGTTCCTTGCCGATCTTCTTCAGCTCGACGCTCGGCCCCGGTCGCTTGCCCTTGCTCTCCTTGCCGTTCTCCTCGGCGGCGGGCTTGTCCTTCTGCTTGTCCGCCGTCTTCGTCTTCGGTGCTGCCATGTCGGTTCTCCCTGTTGATGGGGTGGTGTCGGGAAGGTTTCCCGTGTCGGGAGTTACCTTACCCGAACACCGCGCCCCATGCAACAGGAGAGGTGAGGTTTTACCTACTACCTACTCGTCGTCGGTGTCCTTCGACTTCTTGTCCTTCTTCTTCTTGCCCTCGGACTTGCCGGTCTTCTCTCCGGCGAGCCCGAGGTAGTCGGTGGGCACGAGACGCGAGCGCAGGTTCTCGCCTTCCTTCCAGCCGTAGGGCTTGTACTCCTGCTGGTTGAAGTGGAACCGCGGCTTGCCGTCCCACAACGCGGAGTCCCACGTCATCGTGCCTTCCCTGACGCGCTCGATGAGCAGCTCGCCCGCTCCCGCGTCCATCGCCGCCGTCGTGAACAGCGAGTACGCGCACTGGTTCGAGAACGGCTTGTTGTCGCCCTTCTCGCGCTGCGCCTTCTTGCCGTCGCGGTCCGCGGGCTCCCACCCGGTGCCCGTCGACAACAGCACGCGCTCGGTGTCGTCGGACCCCTCCACGTCGATCTCGATGATCGCGATGCACGTCTTGCCGTCCATGTAGTCGGTGTCGTACCCGAACTTGAACGCCGTGATCGTGCCGTCGAAGTCATCGCGCAACCCCGACGATCCCCGAAGAATCGCTTCCGCTTCACTTGTCTTGTCAGCCACTACTTGCTTCTCTCTTTCTGTGTTCGATCACGTAGCGGTTGCTACATGAGGTCGATCGTGAGCGCGAACCCGTCCCCTGCATCCTCGGACGTGGGTTCGGCTTCGCGTCCGTAGATCGTGTTGCCCTCGTCCCCGTTCTCGATGTCGACGAATCCCGTGTTCACTAACGCGTTGCGGATCTCTGTTCGCAGCTTGTCCATCTTATCTTGCGTCATTGCTTCACCCCCTTTCGCGCAGTAGGAGGTTCGTGTTGAACCCGGTGTTGAGTGCATCCCTCCACCACCCCGGTAGAAGGTTCCGATGCCGACGTAGGATGTTGCGCGTGAACTGAGCGTCCAGCACATACGTCGTGCAACGATCTTCCATGTGACGAACTCCGCGCCCCGTCATCTGCACGAGAGTTCTCACTGTTTCGACTGCGTAGGTTTCTTCGCCCCCCGGTGCATGGAGAAGCGCGGAGACTTGCGGGTCACCGAGATTCGGGAAGGGGATCTTTGCGACGATGACCACACGACAATCATCGTCTGCGAGGTCAATGCCCCTGTCCAGACTCGAAGCCACCATGATCCCACTCGCACTCCCACGGAAGCGCGCGAGTGCACCGTCTCGTTCCCCCGCGTTCGTGTAGGTGAATAGCTCACGGTCAACTGCATGGCGTAGTCCTAACATGATGTGCTTGGCGAGCGCGTAGCTCACCGTATGGACAAGCATCTTCTCGCCCGCGTGCCGATCCGAGATGTTCGCGATCGCGAGCACCATGTCGTTCCACGCGCCCGACTCTTTACCCTTCGCCTCGCCGCCGCGCATGTCCGCCACCGGAGCCGCGATGATCTCCCTGTTCTCGACGGGGAAGCGCATCGGTACAGTCACCGTTCGGTACTCACTCTGCACACCGAGGGTGTCGGCCATTTCCTCCGGCGAGATGATCGTCGCGCTCATCATCAGCGTGCGTCCGGTATGCGACCACACCAGCTCCGGTGCGTACGCGTCGACTTTGATGGGCTTCATCGACAGAGGTACACGATCGTTGGAGTTGTCGCGAATCCAGTTGTCACCTTCGATGTCACCGCTGATCTCGTCGGCCTGTTGGATGAGCTGCCCGAACCCCCGCGCGCGCCGCATCGCTTCCACCGTGCCGACCGAGGTTTCTTCGTGCATCTTCTTCGCGGCGGCGGGGATGAACTCCTCTTTCATCCAGCGCGCGATCGTGGATTTGTGCGAACCCTTCTTCGGCACCGTCAGCATCAAGTCCCGTGCACGGCGTTCCGTGACGGCGAACTCGACATAGCCGTAGAGCGCGTTCTTCATCAGGTCGCACTCGTCCACGATGAACAGCCCGCCGTACCCCTGCCTCCGCGATCCTGGTCGTGCGAATCGGGGATCTTCCATCGGTGGGATGGAGAAGCCTTGAGCGTGGTTTGCCTCCCGAATCCAATACGCTGTATTCAACACCGCTACTTGTGCGCGCATCGCCTCGGCTTTGGCGACGCGGTAAGGGCATTTGGCGACGGGCTCACACCACATGCAGTCATTTGCCTCCACGCTCGAGGCGGTGCAGTCATCGCATGTGACTTCGGGGAACGGTGCGTGCATCGTCGCGTAGTTGGCGCGACCCTTCAGCACCTTCGCGTAGTCGAACGTCTCCACCACTTGTTCTTGTAGCGATTTCGTACTGCACATGAATACCGAGGGCTGGAACGACAGGCGCGACACCAAGTCTGCGATGCCCGTCTTCCCTGCGCCGGTCGGTGCATCCACGAACACGACCTTCGCGCCATCCCTGAACGCGTCCATTACCTCGAGCGCCGCGTGTACCTGATCGGGGCGGTACTCCTCGAAGGGGACGGGAGACCAGCCATCCGGGTTGATCGCGGCGTCACTCGGGTGCAGTAGCGCTATCTGCTTCTTCGGTTTCTTCTTCGCCTTGTGCTTATCCTTCTTCCGTTTCCCCTTCTTCTTGTCCTTCTTGTCCTTCTTCGGCTTCTTCGAGGGTGCCGGAGATGGCGCGACGGGTGTAGTACCCACGATCTCCTCCGTCGCGCCATCTCCGTTGGAGCTGTCCGTCAACGCATGGGCACCACCTCCTTCCTTCACGTACAACCACACCGCGAGTACGTGACTGCACACCTGAGCGCGCCGCGTCTCGCCGTAGTCCTCGTGGTAACAGGTGCAGTCCCACGTGTCGCCGTCGAAGCGCACCTCATACCGGCTATTCTTCTCGCCCTTCAGCCCGGTAGCCCACCATGTCTGCACACCCTGCCCGACGATCGTGCCGACAATCTCGCGCTTCCGACTGCGCTTGACGCGCGCGGGGTGCATCTCCGTGATCTTCTCCACCGAGTCGCGGAATCGGGGCGCGCGTGATCCGCGCAGTCCACCGGAGCCGCGAAGTATCTGTTCTGCTTGTGTGGCGTCGGGAGCCATGTGCGGCGGTTAGTGCGGGAGCCGCGTGGCGTAGTAGTCGATCGACTTTTGCAGTCTCGACAGGTATGGCTCCTCTAGCACCAGCGCGATAGCTTCCGCGCTTTCGACCGCATCCATCAGCCGCAGCCAATCGCCCTCACCGAGTGCGTGTGATGCGACTGCCTCAAACTTCTCGATGCGTGCAGCATCGCGGGCCATCCACTCCGAGAGTGCGTCGAGATGCGCGCTTGCCGTCTCAGCCTCAGCCAACGCCGCGACTCTCGGATCACCCGACTGCATGGCGAGCTTGTGGAGCGCGTCAACCAGCGCGGCACGGAAGAACTTGTTCGGTGTGTCGATTCCGTGTGCCGAGAGTTGCCCACCGTAGAGAGCGCGGTTCATTCCCTGCGCCACGTCGGGGTGGATGTTGAGCCGCACGGTCACCGTGTGGTCATGGTTGTTGTACGCAGCTCCGTACCACCGCTCGGGGTCATACTCGCTGCGTGACTGCGAACCACGCAGAATCGCCTCGGCGTCGTGCGCCGCACCACCCGGTACGGCTTTGAGTTGTTCCCCTCGAAGCGCGCGCTCCGAAGGTAGGGGAACTTGTGGCATCTGGACCCTCCATCCCGTGTCCTCATCGCGTTCGACCGGAGGTGCCGGGAAAGCGATGAGGGGGGCAACGTAGCCGCCCGAGCTGGGATGAGTCAAGCACCTGGAAAACGGCCCTCGGAGGGTGCTGCGCGCGGCGGGGCAGGTCGCCGGTCCACCCCCCGAGGAGCCGATTGTCGCTCGCCGCGCTAAGAGTTCCTCGCGCAGTCGCGTGCGACAGAGCGAGTATATAGGGGGTGTCAAGGGGTGTCCGATATACACCACTAGGTAAGGCTGACACGCAGAATCGGGTGACATCCTGTTCGGGTCGGGCAAGGCGGACATTGGGCGGTCTCCCCGGCGAGCCTGAACAGTTTAGCGGGGTGGTGCAAGTCGATCAAGCTCGCCCACGGCGATGTTTCGGCACCCGACCACCCCGGATCTTCAGCTCTCGACCGCATTGCGTGCACGTCATCTTCCCTGCGAAGACGGGCACCTTCTTCTTCTCCGCGCAACACCACGCCTTCACGCGCGGTCCGCCCACTGCGCTGTGAGCACCGCGCCGAGGTACGCCACCCCGAGCACAACAGCCGCCGTGAACACTCTCCACGTCGCGTCCATGATCCACTCCCCCGCGAGGATCATGCCCGCCGCGACGAACAGCCACGCGACAACAGCCGCGCTACCGAGCGTCTTCTTCGTCTGGCTTTCCATTGCTGCCCTCCCTCTGCGCGTCTCTGAGTGCGCGTTGTATGTCGATGCGGAGCCACCGCCGATGACCGCCGAGTGTACGCGTCGCGCGGGGGAGCCCGCCGGATGCCTCCCACCGCGCGATCGTGCGTACATCGACACGGAACAGCGCAGCTACCTCCGCGGTGCCGAGATCATCCATCAGTCGGGGAGTTTCTTCTGCGCGTCGTCAGCTTCACGCGCGCGCTCCGCGAAGTAGTCACGGATCTCCTCTTGTCGTTGGATGATCCCCGCAAGGTGGAAGTCATTTTCCCCCGAGCTGGCGACTACGGATCTCAACAACTCGATTGCGGTTTGTGCTGCATGGATGTATCCCCATAGCACTGTCGACGCGTAGATGTCGCCAGTGCGGATCACCACCGCGTCATCGAGTGCGTTCGGAAACACCCACGGTTCCGCCGCCTGGAATACCTCCTCATGGGTATCTACGAACGCATCGAACTCTGTGCGCTTGAACAGGATGTACTTATCGTCCTTCATTCGTCTTCCTCTCTTTCTTCGCGATAGATCATCTCTATTGCCTCTGCGTATGCGTCGGCATCCTCGATGTGGTTCGCGAGTTGAGCGAGCTGTCTTCCATGCAACCGGAGACTACCCGACCACCCTGCCCACAATCCTCGCTCGAAGTCGCCACCAATCTGCTCGCGCGGTATGCGTCGTGATTTGAGGTGACAATCAAAGGCTTGCTCGTAGTGGGATCGTGATTCGCGACGCAGTTCCTTGACAACCTTCTCGGTAGACGCGTCGAGAAGTATCACCTTACGTTCTCCTTCTGCTTGGCGCGGTGCCTGCGATTACCTACCGCGGCTTGACATAGCGGAGTGCAAAACTCCTGCTTGCGACCCCTCGTCGCGATCTTCCTGAACGTGGGCGCAAAACATCCCGCGCACTGGAACTCCTCCCATTCCGGATCGTGCCAGACCAACTCCATTGCTCCACCTCGGTGTGTCGGTATCGGGGAGCTGCGAGCATACAGCGAACCTGACAAGGCGGGCAAGGCGGGCACGCTCACGGTGGGTCGCGCAGCCTGTAGTGACCACCGCGGGCGACCGCGGGGGAACGCGGGCAGGAGCGTGGGGGAGAGGTCGCGCAGCCTGTAGTGACGCGGCCCGAGCGCGCCGAGTCCCCGCCGCGGGGATGCGGACGGGCACCGGATGGAAGGTGACCGCGCGCAGATGGTAGCCCGAGCTGGGCCGCGGCGCGCACCCGCGTTGAACTAGAGCCCCACCGCGATGCCGACGCGGTGGGGCTCTAGTGGTTGTGACCTATGGCACCGCGGCCTAGCTACGCGTCGCGCGCCGCAGTCGACGGAGCTGGGCGCGGCGCGTGCGCGGGAAGGATGCGGGCGGGCCGAACGGTCGACACTGCCACCATCGCGCGATCATGCGTCCCATTCTGTTGCACAGAAGTCCTCGAAGGCGGTACCGAAAACGTCGCGCAACTTCTCCCCGGATTCCCTACATGCCTCCCACGTGGCGTACGCCTTTCGGGAATCTGTGTCGTAGCCGAAGTCCGAACAGAAGTCCTCGAAGGACTGGTCACCCGACGTGGCATCCAACGCGAGGCATGACAGGAGATCACGCCTCTTCGGCGCGCCCGTCACGCCCGAGCCTACGTGGTACTCGAAGTCGCGCGCGACGCGCTTGCCGCCGATCTCGAATGACACCGTAGCGTCGTAGTGACGCGATCCCTCCGACCATCCATCCACCGCGTCCGCGTGGTGCCACGCGTCCTCGAAAGACACGTCAACGTCTGACAGCTCCATGATTGATCCTCCCTATCGTCGCTTGACTCATCGGCGCGGGAGTAGCGAACTGCCCGCGGACTCCTCCCGGAGTTTCGTCGGGCCTACTCGGCGTACAACAATCCATCATCCCCGATGTAGAGATACGCTTCACCTAGAGCGTGCGCGGCGTCTGTCATCTCGTCACCCAGCTCCCCCAGCCCGCGGTCCCAAAACCCCGCGCCGTGACGATTGCGGTTACCACTAGATCACCTCCTCATCGTCCGCCAGAACTTCCGCGACCAACTCCGCGACCACTTCCGCGGCGTACAGCTTGTCACCGTGGAACGTGGCGTAGCAGTTCTCGATACCCCATAGACTCGCGACCTTGAGCGCGTGGGGTCTGCCCGCGGCATCCTCGCCATCGCGCAGCTCAACGACTAGACCCACGTAGCCGTTCTCCGCGATCTCTTGCACGAGAGCGCGTTCCTTCCGAAACTCCTCCGTGCCGCGTTTCGGCGCGTCCTCCCGCGGCTGCCACCATACGAACGCGCCGCGGTCAACTTGCAACTTCTCCGCGTTGCCGTTCATGTCGTCGGGCCGATTCTTGCCGGACTCATCGGTGTAGTCGTACGCGTACTCGGAGAACGCGCCGTACGTGTCGTAGTCGCGGATGCTTGTGTCGTAGTCGATCTCGATACGGAGCGCGAGCGTGTTGCCGTCCGCTAGCTCGAATGTCGCATCGGCTCCGTACCCCGCGTTCGCGATTAACTCGTCCGCGATGCTCGCGAGATCCTCACTTGTCATGCTCGCCATGTTTCCTACCTTCCCGGTATTGGCTTGACTCATCGGCGCGCACGTAGCCAACGTACGCGGACGCCATCGCGGCGTTTCGTCACTCGCTAATGCGTTCAATCACGTAGCCATCCTCCCACGTGACATACAGACCCGCGTCCGCGAGCGCGGATTCTCCGAGCGCGATGCAGTCGTGGAGATTCTGTGACGCGTCGGGATCGTCCAACCATCCCACGACATCGCGCGGGCAGTACTCCGGACGTTTCCACGGCGCGGCGTAGTGCTCCACCGCGTCGAGAAAGATGTCCGCCAGCTCGTCGCCAGTGTGAAGACTCGCTCCTTCTCTCGTCTCGAAAACCTCGTGTTTGTGCCCCGCGGCAAACTCCGCACCTTCGGGGCAGTACTCGCAATCTTCGGACGCGGGGCAATCCGCGTACGTCGCGTACGGTTGTTCAGTCACCATTTGCTTGATCCTCCCGTTAGTAGCACGCGCATCATCGCGCGCGCCATCCTTTCGACCTTGACCAGCACTCGACGCGCGATCACTCGTCTAACGTCCACTTGAGATCCGCGTAGGGGATACGCAGCAAGCCGGGATGCAAGCCGACAATCACCGCGTCGCGAGTGTGCTCTACGACTGTCACCATGACCAGCTCGCCCCCAATCACGGTGAGACGATCCGTACCCGTGGGGTAGAGGTTACGCGCGTGATCGGGAGTCATCGTCCCATCCTCTCCGCGCGGTATTTCGCGCCCTCTCCGTGCCCGCGGTCGTATTCGTCGCGGTACGTCTCACTCTGGCCGCGGTACTCGCCCCACGCGCCATCGTTCCATCCACGCGAATACGCCGCGTCGATGAGGACGCGGGTTGCTTGATGGGCGTTGTGGTAGGCCGCGGTTGCTGCGTCGGGATTGAACGTCTCGATATCGCGTCGCACACTCATCGTCAGTCCCCTACCGCGTCACGAGTCGCCTTGCTGGCGAGGTACACACACTGCTCCCCCACGCCGCGCAAAGTCTCGACAGGCGAGAGCGCGACGAGAGCCTGTTCGATCCTCTCGGCGGACTGTCGGTAGTTGAGTGCGCGCACGGGTTCTCCGTACTCACCTTCCATTGCCGCGCCGTAGCACGCGGTGTAGTAGGCCCGGTAAAGCATGTTCTCCGCATCACCGGGCGTCACCTTGTCGTGCGACGTGTACTCGCGTGTTGAGTGCATACCCTCATCCTTCCCTAGTCGTACTGCCATCCTACACGCATCGGCACCCCACGCCTAGACCTTGAGCCCTATTCCCCAGATCTATTCATTATCACATCATCACGCGTGCATCATCCTCGAGCTGCACCGCGCACCCCTACCCCTACCCTCCTCCCCCATGCCCATAGACCTATAGCCATTGCCTACACCCATACGCCGCATCCCACTATCCCATTTTGTCCACCCCCCCTCCCCCCCTGGCACCGAGGCTGCTCTCTGTAAAATCACCGTGCAGCGATCGACTTGCCTCCCCGTTTTACCGCACTATGATGCTCGCCTATGACGACTGCTCTCGTGGTGCTCGCGGTTGGCCTATTGGTGGTATCGGCGCTGGCGGTGTGGGCCTTGACCGCTCAACTGGACCGGCTCCGTGATGCCCACGACTCGACCCTGCGCCTGGTGCTCGATCAGCACGAGGAGGCGATGGGGTTGCTGGCCGAGGAGCTGACGGCGAACCGGGCTGCGCACGAGGACACGATGCGGATGGTGCTCGCAGGCTACGAGAGGCTCGTCTACCCCGCCACCGTGCAGACGGACCAGCCCGGGGCCGACCCGAGCGCGTGGCCGGAGTGGAAGCAGTACCGGGGTGAGGGTGCAGCTCAGGTTCCTGGTGCCCGAGAGCGTCCGAAGATGCCCGACGATCCCGCGGTGACCGGCGACCTCGAGGGCGTCATGCCTGACGAACCCGCCTTCCTCGGCCTCCCGCTCGACGGCATCCCCGAAGACGCACTCCACGCCGCGCGCGTAGAGGCGATGTACGCGCCGCCCGTCGAGCCGATGCCGGAAGCCGCGGGGCCGCAGGGAGCGGTGATGATGGACGTAGACGACCCCGACCCGTTCGGTATCGGGGCAAACGAGAGGGAAGACTGAGATGGACGTAGAGGAAGTTCTCATTTCGGATGAGCGGCGCAGGCTCGAAGCACTCGCGCAGGCTGTTGCGTACAGCGTGGCGCGGGGAGCGAGTGCGGAAGTCGTGGTGCAGACGGCGAAGACATTCGACACCTTCTTGCGGGATGGCGAGTGAGGTACTGCAAGAACGGGAGGTGTCTGTGCGTGGAGTTCAAGGCGCAGGACATTCGGGTGGACGCAAATATGTGCCAATGCGAGCACGGATTGGCCGAACACAACATGACGGGAACAGCGCATGAAGGTTCCATCGGGGCTCCTCCCTGCACCGAGCGAGAAGCCCGAGAAGGTTCACTCGAAGAACTCCGAAGCGGAATCGTCGGAAACTACTGACATTGGCCGCGTCATCGTCCAGCTCGAAGCCGCGACGCTTAACACCTGCAAACTCGTGCCGTCAACGGGTGCATGGCAACTGGTGTTCGAGATCCCCAGCACGGAACGCGAGAAGATCCCCCTCGTTACAGCAGAACACCAACTCGCCTTCATCCTCACCCTGTCGCGGAAGAAGCGCAAGAAGCTGCGGAAGATCGCGGAGGTAACGGGATGAGGCGACCGTTCCGCGCGCTGTGCCCCGAAGCCGATATGCGCGACGCGATGGACGATGCGGAGTTTTGGGCGCACGTCTTCGGTCAGGATATTGCCGCAGATGACATCAGTTGGGATGATGAGCCAACCGCGCAGCTCACCGCGTGTCGCGTGTGTGGAGAGTTCGGCCCATGCGGATACGACGCGGAGGGAAAGCCGATGATCCACACGACGGAGCCCGAAGATGGATAAGGATGCCATCAAGATCACTACGATCATCGAAACCATCCTCCATCGCTACGTCGAACCGGAACTCGCGCAGAAGGTCGTGGATGAAGCGTTCGACAAGTTGGAGCCGGTCATTCAGGGAATGGTGCGCCAAGAGGTGTCGCGCCAACTCGATATGTACCTAGCGCAGATCGTGAAGGGTGGTATCAAGGTGACGTGGGAGGGAATCGGTGAGTAGCGCACAACCCTTCTCCTTCGCGGGCATGGAAGACGACCCCGAGATTCGCGCCGCGATCAAGCAACTCGCGCTCACCGCGATCGAAGAAGCCGCCGACCTCATCCAGAACGCCGCGCCCAACGTCAAGGCGAATCTCATCAGGCAACTCCTCCCTCCCCTCGCGAAGTCTCTCGCGGCGGGGAAGGGTGAGGATGACGCGCTGAAGGAGATGCGCGTGGCGATTGAGGCGATGTACGGCGTGGCGATGACGGAATGGGGAGGCAACGACTAATGCGCGCCCTCCTGCGTCGACTGGCGTTCTGGCGTAGGAAACCGCGCGACGATCGGTGGTGGGAAGACGGCTACCCCGTCGTGATCACTCCTTTCACCGGCCAGTTCCGCGTGTTCCTCGCCCGTGAGTACTGCGCGGCGGAGTGGGACATCACTCTCCACCTTCACCGTCAGTTCTTCGGTGATGCAGATGAGCCGCGCGAGCTACAGGGTCTAGAGTCGTTCCAATGAGCGTCTCTACGCCCCTTGCGTCCTTCCCACGGTGAGGCTCGACCGGCTCACCTCCCGCTTGTCGATCATCGACAAGGCGGCGCGCTCGATCCCACTGCGACCGAACTGGGCTCAACGCATCTATCTCGATACCGTTCAATCCCGCCTTGACGCGCAGGAACCCATCCGCATCATCAACTTGAAGGCGCGCCAGCTCGGCATCTCCACGATCACGGAGGCGATCATCTATTGCCTCGCGTTCGTGCAGCCGAACACGTCGGGAATGGTGATCGCGAACGAGGCGGACAACTCGCATCATCTTCTCGGGATGACGAACCACTATTGGGAGACGGACCCGTTCCGTACGCTCTACCGGACGCGCTACCAAGCGAAGAACACCCTCGCGTGGCACGACGTTGCGTCCTCCATTCGCACCACGACGGCAGGGAACAAGGAAGCCGGTCGGTCACGCACCATCCAACGCCTCCATGCCTCAGAGGTGGCGTTCTGGCTCGAGGCGTACACGGTGATGACCGGCCTCCTCCAAGCTGTCCCGCGTCTCCCCATGACGTTCGTAGCCCTCGAATCAACTGCGAACGGCAGGGGCAACTACTTCCACTCGTCATGGAACGATGCGATGGCGGGACAGTCGGAATACACCCCCCTGTTCTTTCCGTGGTGGATGCACTACGAGTACCGCGCCTCCTACGCAAAGATCCCGCCCTACGATCTCGGGCCACTCGACTCGGAGGAGCAGGCTCTCGTCGCGTTGTGGAAGGGTGGACTGCACGTCGGGGAGCAGCACTACTACCTCCAAGAGACGGATTGGAACGACGCGCTGGCGTGGAGGCGGTGGGCGATCTGGAACCTCCTCAAAGGCGATATCGTCAAGTTCCACCAGGAGTACCCCGCGACACCCGAAGAAGCGTTCATCGCGACGGGTACCAACGTCTTCCCACTCATGCACCTCACCAAGTGTTTCAAGCAGGAACCCGGTCAACGTGGTCGACTGGTGCGCGAGGGGGATCGGCGCGTCAAGTTCATGCCCGATCCCGCGGGACCGCTCACCATCTTCCGCACGCCGAACCCCGATCCGGACCTCGGCATGTACTCCATTGGTGGAGACGCGACCGCGACGGTGCGGGGGGACTACGCGGTGGGGCAAGTGCTCAATCGGCGCACGTTTGAGCAGGTCGCGATCTACCGCGCACGCATCGACCCGAACCACTTCGGTGAGGAACTCGCCAAACTCGGCGTGTACTACAACACCGCTCTATTGGCACCGGAGAACGAGGGTCCAGGGTTCGCAACAATCGGATGGTTGATGCATCTGGACTATCCGAATATGTACCAGACCACCATGCCCGATGGACTTCCCGGTCGCTATACGGGCAAGTTCGGCTGGTCATCCTCGTATCGCACGAAGGATCTCGCCGTCTCGTGGCTACTCCGGTACCTCATCGAAGGCTCCGTCATCATCCATGATCGGCATACCTTCAACGAGATGGATAACTACGTCACGCTCGACGGTGGTGGGTACGGTAACGGTGCGGGTGAGGAGCATGACGACACGGTGATGGCGTTCTGCATTGCGGTGGCCGCGAGCCAGTTGGAGGGGCCGTTGCCCGCGGCGGGGTCGATGCAGGGAACGCCGGGTGCAGTGGAGGAATACACGACGCCCGCGGAGATCGCGTTGCCGTGGGAGCAGTGGGATGAAGCAGAAGAACGTGCCACAGTTGACGCAGGAGGATGGTAATGCAGAAGGCAGATATCGAGAACAGGTTCGCGTTCCACCCGGCGACGACCGAGGAGAAGAAGATGGAGCACGGTTCAGTCCGCGCTTCGTGCCTCAGCCTCGCAATGAACCTCAACGATCTGCTTCCCGAGGGACGTGAGAAGTCGCTTGCGATGACCCACCTTGAAGAAGTGATGATGTGGGGCAACGCTGCACTAGCGCGTGCCGGTGTGATCGAACACGGTGTACCGGGGGACGGCTGATGCCCAACTACAAGTTCGAGTGCTCAGTTTGCGGTGAACGTCGAACCGAGTACATGACGTTCGAGGAACACGACGCGCGTACCGGGAAGTTCCGGGGAGCTGTTCTACTCACGGGTAAAGGTTCTGGTTGCACGAAGACCGCGCGGTGTCGTGGTGGATGGTTCGCGCAGGTGTTCAACTTCCGTTACCTCCGTCCGATGCCTGAGCACTATTCCCCGTTCCTCGATGCCCATGTCACCTCGCGCAAACACTACGACGACCTCTCAAAGCTCCAACAGGATGAGATGTCGCAGCGCATGGGGTTCGACGTGAGCTACGACGAGATCGACCCCACCGACGCGAAGGCAGCAGGCGTAGTCGGGGACGCGGGGCTCGAGTCGCAGGAGGAAGCGCGGTGGGGCAACGCGGGTGATGTGCTCGACGCCGAGGACGCGGCCCTGTTCGACTCCTAGCTCCCACCCACACCTACTGGTATCCTCCGCGCATGACGACGGTGCAGACGTTCGGCCAGGAGCCCAACAGCTCCCTCGCGCCCCCCACCGGCAGTGTCGCTCCGGTGCAGCTCGCGTACACCCCCGCGCTCTCCGAAATGGCACTCGTGGACAAGGTGCGCGATCTGTTCTCTCGAGCGCGCATGGAGCGTCGTCCTGTCGTCACCCAATGGACGCGCAACTACCACGTCATGCGGAACCGCACGTGGCTTGCCGGATCGCGCATCCAGGGTTACCCCCAGCCCGAGGTGCCTGAATGCCGTGGCTCCATCGCGCAGTGGGTCGCGTGGTTGACCGACCAGCGACCCACCTTCGACTTCGCCACCAGCGCGCAGCCGTACGCTCCCTACGCCGACTTCTTCGACAACATCGCGTCGGACATGCAGGCATGTGTCGACGCCGGGTGGCAGACCAACCTCTACGAACGCACCGTCTCGCAGGCGACGTGGGATGCCGCGCAGTTCTCCATCGGTATCCTCAAAACCGTGTGGAACGCGCGGCTCGCGGACGGCAAGGGCGACTTCGACGTACAGCGCGTCGATCCCTACGCCTTCTACCCCGATCCCGTCGTCTACAACGGCAATGAGCCGAACTACTTCGTGGAAGCGCGCACCGTCACCTTGCAGGAACTCGACCGTCGTTTCCCCGGCGCGGGTGACCGTTTCCAGGTTGACGGTTACACCGATGCGCTCGATGACCGACCGAACCTGATGAACGGTGGCGCGATGTTGCCGCGCACCAACTCGGGTGCCGTCTCTCCCGCGACTTCGGCGCGCTGGTCTCTCCCCGGTCAAGCACGCGAACGCGCGTCGCGCAATGACACGGGCGTCACCCTTCTCGAGTGCTGGTTGCGCGAGCACATCGTCTCGCCCGATCCCAACGACTCCACGCGCAAGCGTATCTACGAATACTGGCGCTGTGTGTGCATCGCCGGTCCGTACGTGCTGATGGACAAGCGCGCGGATGAGTTGAACCCGTTCCCGATCCACCCGTACGACTTCATTCGCCCCGAAGACAACGGCGAGTTCTACGACCAATCCCTCGTGGAACTCGTCACGCCGATGCAGGTCTCCATCAACCGTCTCCTCGCGAACATCGAGAACAACATTGCCCTCACCGGCAATCCCATCTTCATCGACGGCTCCGCGGGCCAGAACCGTTCCACCATCCGCGCGACTCCCGGTCAACGTATCCCCGCGCGCGCCGGTGACCAGAACACGACGCGTTGGCTCGATCCGCCAGTGTTGAACTCGCAGATGTTCCAGCTCATCGACTTCTACATCGGGCGCATGGAACACGCGACGGGACTCTCCGCGATCATGCAGGGCGTTGCCCCCGGTGGCCGCATCGCGTCGGACGTGCTCGACTCCGTGATGGAAGCCGGGTTCGTGAGGATTCGTGCCGCGCAACGCAACATGGAGTACGCGCTTCGAGGTGTCGGTACCAAGTGTGCCGCGTACGTCGCGGAGTTCTACACCGACCCGCGTCGCCTCACGCTCATCGGCCCTGAAGGCGACACCACGAACAAGCTCTTGCGCGGCAAGCACTTCTACCTGCGCGACGGTTCCGACGAACCCACTCCCATGCGCTTCTACGTGCAGGTGCGCGCCGGTTCCATGCAACCAACCTCGCGCAACGCGCGCGTCGCGGAGATCGACACCTTGTTCGCGATGGGAGCTGTCGACCGCCCGGTTGTCCTCGAGGCTCACAACGTCAGGAACCGTGCGGCGATCCTGGCGCGCATCTCGGACCAGGAGGCGAAGGGAACATTCCAGCCTCCGGGTGCTCGACAGCGCGCGGGGCACTAGCTATACTCCCGCCACATGGCCGCATTTCCTTCGTACACCATCGTCGGGCTCGTCGGGGCAGACCACTGCGACGGCGGCGCGATCCCCGGTACGGACACCGCCAGCGCGATCAGCGCGGACGCGTCCGATGCCATCGCCGCCGCGCTCCTGAAGTGGTTCCCCGCGGGCGTCACGATCACGCAGGCGTAGGGAGCAACATGGACCGCAAGCTGTACGGTGACTCCCCGCCCGCGGGTACGGTCGATCAACTCCCCTCGGTGGGTGATCCCGAGGTGACGATCGACTCGCAGAACAACGATCACCACTACGTCTACGACACCGACGCCGCGCTCGAAGCGAGGGACGTGCTCGGGTGAAGACGCGTTCGATCACCCTCGTTGGTGCCGCGTCGCAGATCATCGCGTCGGGTGATGTCGGCAAGCGCACGATCTACGTGTTCTCCGCGCTGACCGACGTGTTCCTCGGTGGCAGCGACGTGAACTCGAGCACGACGGGAATGGCGTTCGCGGACTGCGACCCCGGTGTGCCGATCGAAGTCGGCGCGACGGACCTGTACGCGGTCTCCGCGGGTGGTGGCGTCGTCAAGGTGATGGACCCGCAGCTCTAGCTTGCATCGCGCGCGCATCGCGGTACACTCGCTCCCGACGAGACATCCACTGAAGGGAGCGATGCCGTGCAGTCCGATTTCCAGCAGAAGGTCGGAGACGCGAAGATCGACCGCCAGGGTCAGACGAAGGGCTCCTTCGGCTCCGACCCCGACGTGCAGGCGACGATGCGTCCGAACCCGACCCCCACCAAGCCGTGACCCGAGCGAAGGCGAAGGCCGTCTCGACCACCTACCTCTGCGAGCTGGACGACGGCACGGACAACGTGCAGCGGTACGTCACGCTCGAAGGAGACGCGGAACCCGCGAAGGGTGATCGCGTGGTGTTCGGTGACGTGGTGCCCGGCGAGGAAGGCGAGGACGGCAACTCCGGTCCGGAGGGGCACGAACTCGACACCCTCATCGTCGCGGAAGACGTGACCGAGGAACACGCGGATCTTCCCGTCGTGCGAACGGTCGCGTACGTGCAGACCAACCACGCAGACGACACCGCGGACGACGACGCCGCGGTGGGGGAGTAGCGACAACATGGCGGTGGGCACGCGCGAGAACAACACGATGGCTGAAGGCTGTCGCAAGATGCTCGGCGTGCTCACCGACATGAAGCTGATGCCCGACGTGGACGATCAGTTCGTGCAGACGATGGAGGCAGCGATCGTCGGCTACCTCCGCAACCCCACCCCGCAGGAGCAGGCGCAGCAGCAGCCGCCCGGTGGGCAAATGGGGCAGGCAATGGGCGCAGTGATGCAGCCTGGCGCGGGTGGCCCCCCGATGGGTGGGGGCGGCGGCGGTATGCCGATGGGTGCGACCAACCCCGACGAACTCCGTCGCGTCCTCCAACAGTAACTCCGATCCCGACAGGAGCACACCATGCCTCGCGTCCCCGCGAACCAGCCGCGCGACGAGAGCGGGAAGTTTACCTCCCCCGCAACTCCCGACGCGCCCGAGATCGACGCGCAGGGAACACCCGCGGTCGGGGGCGAGACTCCCGACTTCGACGCCATCGCGCAACAGCTCGGGCTCGACCCCGCGTCGATGAGCGACGACGATCGCACCTTCGTGCAGTTCTTCGAGGACGGAGCGCGCGCAGTCGACCCGACCACCGCGCTGACCCTCGAGCAACTCCAACAGCAGGGACCAACGGACTCCCTGATTCCTCCTGCCGCACCGGACGACACCACCCCCGCAGCAACGGACCCCACCATCAGCGCAGATGGGTCGGTGTCGGGAACCACTCCGGACGCGCAGCCCGGTGCAGGCGGCAATGATGCTCCTGCACCGGGCACTTCCGCAGCTACGTCGGCGTCGGCTCCGCTCTCTCCTACCCCGGAGGGCATCGCTTCACCCTTCCCGAACATCCCCATCCCCACCGCGACTCCTGCCGACGCCGACCTCGTGGATCTCGGGAACGGCGTCACCGTCCCCCGCGAGTACGCGCTGCGGATGCTCGAAGCGCAGATGCAGGCACAGCAGCACCCGATGCCGCAGGGACCGCAAGCTCCTCCCACCTACCCGCAGCAGCCGCAGCAAGGATTCCCCCAACCGGGTACTCCCGCGGCTCCTCCGCAGTTCGATCCGCAGCAGTTCCTCGATCCGGAACTCGCGGCCTACGCGCACCAGCAGCAGCAGCAGCTCACCGCGCTCTCCCAGCAGCACCGGCAGCTCCTCGAAGGACTCGCGGAACGCCAGCAGCGCGAGACCGGGAATGCGATGTTGATTGGCGTGCAGGACTTCCAGCAGGCACGCGACATCACCGATGAGGAGCGCAACTACCTCATCGACATCGCGTCGCAGAACGGCACCTACCGCGGCTTCATCGAAGGCATCTACGCGGGTGACCCTCGCTCTGCCGCGTCGGCCGCGATGGAGGCAACGTTCTGGACGATCCCCGCGCTGCGTGACAGGGAGATTGCGAAGATCGTGCAGCAACAGGCGGAAGGTGCAGTCGAGACGGAGCGCAAGAAGGCTCTCCACGGCGGCATCCAGTCGACCGGCACGACCCCTCACACCGCTCCCGCCATCCAAGCTGGCGACCGCGACGCCGCGCTTCAGGGCATGGCCGCGGAGATCGAACGCTCCCGCGCTCAGTGAGTTTGCGCGCGGTGCTGGCATCGCGCGCGCGGGTGTGGTACAACATGCGCTAGTCAGTCGCGAGTTCCCGACACTCGCCTCACGCTCACCAGCATCAGGAGGCAAGTCGGGATGGCACTCACGGCGATCGGCGCGGATACCGTCACCTCGATCTCGCGGCACTACATCCTGCCCGAGCTGACGGACATCGTGTACGACGCGATTCCGCTCCTCTTTCGTCTGAACAAGGCGAAGAAGATCATCCCCGGTGGGACGCAGCTCGAGGCACCGATCATCACGTCGCGCATGGCGGCGGGTGGCACCTACCGCGGCTCGCAGGTGCTGTCGATGGTGCCCTCGGACACCATCCAGAACGCGGTGTGGGACTGGAAGCAATACTACGTCCCCGTCGTGATCGACGGCCTCACGATGCTGAAGGTCGACTCGCCGCTCGCCATCGCGAACCTGATCCGCATTCAGTTCGAGCAGGCCGAGATGGACATGAGCACCAACCTCGCCATCGGCCTGTTCTCGGACGGCTCGACGGACCCGAACGCGATCGACGGGTTGCAGCTCGCGGTCGACTCGACGGGCACGTACGGCGGCGTCTCGCGCTCCGCGATCTCCGCGTGGGGAGCGCAGGAGGATGCGTCGACCTCCACGCTCAGCCTGACCGCGCTCAACTCGATGCACGGAAACACGCGCAAGGGTGGACGGAGCGCGTCGGTCATCGTGTCCCGCCAGGAGCAGTACAACCGCTACTGGAAGCTCGCGATGGACAAGGCGAACATCTTCCTCGAGCCCACTCGCGTCGACTCGAAGATGGCGGATCTCGGGTGGGGTGGGCTCATCTTCAACGGCGTGCCGTGGATCGTGGACGACCGCACCTTCGACGGCCCGAACACCTCCAACTCGGCCATCCTCATGCTCAACGAGGACTACATCCACATGGCGGTCTCGCCTCGCGCCAACTTCTTCCTCGAGCCGTTCAAGTCGCCGGTCGACCAGGACGTGATGGCGTCGAACCTCCTGTGGGCAGGGAACGTCCTCGTCCGCAACCCCGGTCGCCAGGGCAAGATGACCGCGGTCGCGGCGTAGTCAAGTCCAGCAGGGAACCCGAACAGGGAGTCGGAGCAGCAGATGAGCAACCTCGCAAACCCCACTGGCGCACTTGCCGAAGATCCGCAATACGGACCTCGCACCGAGCAGATCATCGCGGCGAACTCCATCTCGAAGGGTGAGCTGGTCGCGCTGTCGAGTTCCCTCGGGTACGCCATCCGCAACCTTGTGGCAACCTCGGCGGGATTGCAGTTCGGCATCGCGCAGGCCGACATCGCCTCGGGTCGCGCCGGCCTGATCGTCGTCGGCGGGTTCGCGGTGGCGAAGAAGGGAACGACCGCCTGCACGGTGGGGCAGTTGGTGATCGCAGACCCGACGACCTCGGGCACGGTGGTCACCACGACTCCGGCAACGGCAGTGACGCAGGCGAAGGACGTCGCGGGTCTCGTCGGACGCTGCGTGACCGCGGCAACGGCGGGAGACACCACCGTGAACATCTACGTCGGCAAGTTCTAACCCGCCCGACATGGGCCTCCCGACGACCCACACCCCTCGCTCCCCTAGCGACAGTGACTCCCCGGTCTCGTGCCGGGGAGTTGCGCTGTTCACCATCACGGCGGGTCGGGTGTGCGCGGAGTTCTCGCAGGCGGTACGTGCGATGGTGCTGCATGATGCGGGAGGTTCGCAGCACATCCGCTACGACCTCACGCGTCAAGGTATCGGCCTCGCGGTAGTACGCAACGCCGCGGTCGACGCCTTCATTAACGACACGGACGCCGAGTGGATGCTGTGTCTCGATGACGACACGGTGCCCGCGATGGATACCGTCGACATCCTCATGCGCCACGCCCGCGAGTACGACACCATGTTCATCAACGGCTTGTACCTCACCACAATCGAGGAGGGACTTGTCGCGTGCGCGTGGGGGCTCGATGACCAACCACTGTCGCAGCAGCAGCTCCTTACTCGACTCGAAGCGGAAGACTACGTGTTCGAGGTGCTGAAGGTAGGAGCAGGGTGCGCGCTTATGCACCGTGACCTCATTCTGAAGATGTACGCGGAGAACCCCGGCGATCCGTGGTTCGGGGAACCCATCATGGATGGCGTGCGGCAGGGGGAGGACTTCGCGTTCTGTCACCGCGCGCGTGCTGTGGGCGTTCCTCCGGTACTCGACATCGAAGTCAACATCGGTCACATCAAAAAGATCATCTGGTCAAAGGCAATGCTCGGCAACGTCGAAGTCACTGTCGCTGACCACTCCCGAAAGGAAATCTGAACATGACGATGGTGCAGCCAAACGTAGGCAACGCGCTCGGCACGATTGCCGAAGTGGTGCAGATGGTCAACGCGGGGGACACCACCTTCAACATGCCCTACGGCACCGCGCGCCTCATCATCGAGCCGGGTCAGTCCTTCATGGGGCAGAGGGAGATCGCAGCGCACTTCATGGGACGGTGGTGGACGGACAACACCGACCCCAAGTACCGCGAGCGCGCGGAGGATCTGCGACGCATCCGTACCCTCTATGGGTGCTACGAGGACGACGCGATGTGGAACGCGCGCAAGCCGAACCTCGTGCTCTACTCCGCGTCGGGTGAGGAGATCCGCACCCTCTTGGACGACCCAGAGGGGCACTACGCGAAGCCGCAGGGTCTCATCCTCGGTTCGTCGCTCGAGGCGCAACTCGCGGTCATGCAGCAGCAGATGGCGCAGATCCAGAACGCCATCGCGAACAAGGAGGGAATGCCGCCGCAGATGGACTCCTCGGTCGCGCCGCCGCCTCCACCTCCGCACACTCCTCCCGGCACCATGACGGGCGTGTCTGGCTTCCCCGGCGCTGTCCCCCTTGCGGCCCCCACACCCGCGCGCTTCCCGCAGGCTCCTGTGCCGCAGGCTCCCGCGCGGGGTGGAACGGGGGAGTTCTCGGAGGAGTACTTGCGCGACCTTCAATCCACCATGCCCGCGGATCACGGTGGGGACGACATCGTGGGTGACGAGATCGGTACACGCATCCCCGTGGACGCGCGCGAGGTGGAGCCCGAGGGTGTGCCGGTCGACTCGCCTCCGATCCTGAAGACGGGTCCAGGGGTCTCGGCGGTGCGCTCCTCACAGACCTGATGTCACCCGAGGAGCTCCGTAGCCACCTCCTTCTGCACAACACCCTCACCATCGACCAGGCCGAGGCGTTGAGGCAGGAGGGGTGGCTGAAGGCGCAGGAGCGGGACACCAAGTCGAATGCCTGGAATGCGCCGGAGCACTCCTCGCTCTCGGACCGCACACGCGATAATCTCGGGAACCACGCGGCCCTCCATCTCACGACCGAACTGTTCGAGCTGCAAGGTCAGATCAAAGCCCGCGCCGCCGAGATAGAGAACATCCGCATACAACTCGCCTACGATCCCGTAGTCCCGAGCGAGTAACCGAGTAGGGAACGGGACGATGGCGACAGAGACGTATGCGGTCCTCATCACCAACCTCCGCGTTCGACTCGATGAGGTAGGCGTCGAAGGGTTCTGGAAGGACGCAGAACTCCTCCGCTACCTCGTGGAAGCAGCGCGTGACGTAACGCGCAAGTCCGAATGCAACCGCGCGGTCGCGGACATCGCGTTCACCGCGGGGGACTTCGAGAAGACTGGACCCACCGACGCGGTGCGTCTCCACCGATGCGAGTGGAAGACAACGACCGACACGCGGCGCATCCCCCTCACCTATCAGGACTTCGACAACCTGGACGCGGTGTGGTACACGCAGCAGTCCATCACGCCGGGTGAGCCGCGGTGGTGGACAACGTGGGGAATGCCTCCGAACCTCACCATCAAGGTCTACCCCATCCCTCCCGCCGCGGGTGCGGTGCGCGTCTACTACTACTCCCTCGCGCCGATCACGACGGACCCGAGCGGGAGTGTGCCGGTTCCTGGTGGGTGGGAAGACGTGCTTCTCGACCACGCGTGCTACAAGGCCATGATGAAGGATCGGGACTCGCGGTGGCAGTCGTACAAGCAACTGTACGACGAGAACCTCGCGTCGCTGATGGACACCGCGCAGAAGTACGCAGACACGCTCGGCATGATTACCACGCCCTCGGGCATGGGGATTCCCGCGTGGCTGTACGACGAGAACTACTACGGGTGAGGAGTAACGGATGAGTTGGTCGCAGCCCGCCAACAGCACGCCCGTCGCAGTGGGTGGAACATGGACTCCGCAGGTGCAGACGTTCCGCAGCGCGTACCAACTCGCGCAGGCAGGAGCCGCGCCGCAGCAAGCGCAGTACCAGCTCAACAACATGGCGGGGATGCGTGGCATCGGTGACCAGTTGTACGGCGGGCAACTCGACGCGGCAGGGCAGCAACTTCAGTACCAGGGGCAGATGGGTGACCTCGGCGCGCAGATCGGAACGAACGCGATCGACCTCGCGGCGGCGCAGCGTCAAGATCCCTACTACGCGCAGCTTCAGAACCTCTCGGGACAGGACTACCAGAACACCCTTGCCGCGCTCGGCCTCACGCACGACACCAACCTCGCGGATCTCCTGTCGCAGCAGACCTCGCAGGGATCGACGCAGACGAAGGGGAACCGCCAGCAGAAGGGGTTCATCAACCTGGACTACTTCCTCGGCGCAGGGAAGGCGAACATCGCGCAGCAGCAGTCGCAGTTGACCCTCGCGGAACAGCGTCAATCCGCGAAGGACCGCGCAGCGCAGCTTCAGATCGAAGCGAACAACCTCGGCACCAAGCCTGAGTTGCTACAGCAGCAGCTCCAAAACGCGTTGTCGAAGGCTGGACTGAGTACGAAGATGTCTGTCGATCAACTGATGGACGGATTGGCGAAGAACGATCTCGACTCCGTGAGCCTCTACAACCAACTCATCCAGTGGTCGCAGAACGTCGCGAACGCGGCGGGGAAGTAGGCAACGATGGCTGGTGGACCGACCGGAGTTTTCAAGGCACCGAGTGGAAGCCTCTCCCCGGCGACTCCGTACATCGACGGTGTACCTGTTTCCTGGCGGGAATGGACGATGTACCAGGAGGCATCACAGCCGATGCCTTTGTTCTCGAATGCCGCCGCAGCGCGCGCGGCCGGGGTGGAACCTGACTATGCGGGAGATGTGTGGTGGGCACCGGGTTCTTACACCGCGCCAGCAGCACAGACGGGCGCGTACGGAACAAACGCGTTGGGCGCAGCGGGTCAAACGGTTGCGCCATACTCCGCCGCGAGTCAACGCGCACTCGGCGCTGCACCCACCTACAACGAACTCCTCGCCCCCTACGCACAGCGCGCGCTCCCCACGGGCACCTCCGCGACGCAGACCTTCGCGATGCCTGCCGCCACGGAAGCCGCTGCACCCTCCATGCCGATCGCGATGCCCGCGCGGTCGGGGATAGGGATGAGCGTCGCGGACTGGCAGAAGGTGGGCGCGGATCTCAACGCGAACCTCGCCGGGGCTCCGCAGCCCACCCTCAGCGGGGGTCTCGCGCCCGCTGACATCGAAGCGCTGTACTCTGGTGGCCCCCGCGGGTTCCAGGGTGCCGCTCCCGGTGCCTCTGCGCTCCCTGGTGCCGCCGCCGACCTCGAAGCCGCGGGTGGTACTGGTCTCGGCGCACGGCTCGCAGGCATGGCCGGGAACGCCAAGGGAGCCGTACTCGGGGAAGGCGGGCTCGGGGCGTACCGAGGAGCCCTGGCGGAAGGCGGGCTCGCTGGTGCGGGGAAGCTGGCACTCGGGCGCGGGCTCGGCGGCATGGCGATCTCCACGGGCGCGAACCTCGCGGCTCCCCTCGTCGGCGCGGGTGTCGACAAGCTGGTCCCCGGTACCGGCAGCTCGGCGGGCGACGCGGTGAAGTCGATGGGTCAGGGCGCGGGACTCGGCTTTGCTCTCGCGGGTGGTCCCGGCGCGGTCGCGGGTGAGGCTGTCGGCGGACTCGTCGCGGTGGGGAACGAACTCGGCAACCTCTCCAACGCCAACAGCTACGACGATCTCACCAACCAGTTCACGAAGATCACCTCGAAGCTCCCCGACGACGCGCGCAAGGCGCTCGGGCAGCGCGCGTACGCAGGGTTCCAGGCGTTCGAGGGCGACAACGACAAGCGCATGGCGGACTTGCAGAAGGTCGCCATGATGGCGCGGAAGGTTAAGCAAGGGAAGCTGGTGTACGACCCCGAGTCGAACTCGCTCCTCACCAAGAAGCAGGCAAATCAGGCGTCGGGTGCATCGGACGCGGGTTCGATCGGCCCGAACACGCAACGTCGACTCGCGATCCAGGCCGCAGCCGCTCGCATGATGCAGCCGCTCGCCAACCAAGTGCAGCAGCAGGGTCAGGCATTCGGTGCCACCATCGGCGCGATCCCCGGCGTCCCTCCCGAACTCGCTGCATACGACGCGGCGCAGCGGAACTACTACGGCAACACGACCGCCGCCGCACTCACGGGAGCCGCGTACGCGCAGCCGCTCATCAACGACATCAATGCCTCCATTCAGCAGCAGCAGAACTACCTCGCGCAGATCAACGCGGCGAAGACCTCGGGCTCGGGCACGACGGACTTCGCGGCACTCGCCAAGCAACTCGGCATCAAGGCGAAGTAGCCAATGAACTCCGACGAGAAGGCGCGGCGCATGGTCGAACGCGCGATCTGCAACGCGGCGCGTGACCTTTCGCCCCTGTCGTCGGTGTCCTCGGTTGTTGGTGCCTACAGCGTCATCGTGACGGTGGTGGTACCGCGATGAGCTTCATTGACCCCAACGCGGATCCTACGGGTGTCGGTGGACTCGTCGCGCAGAACACGACCGCGCTTCCGCCCATCGTCAAGAACCTGCCCAACGCGCAGAAGGCGTACGCGAAACGCTACACGCCGCAGCAGGTGCAGGTGCTCCACAGCTACTTCGACAAGAACGTCGTCGGTAGCTTCCTCGAGTACGAGAAGTCGCGCGTCGCGAAGGGGCAATACCCCCTCAGCTCCGAAGACGCGCTCAAGGTGATGGCCGCGGCGCAGAAGGGTCGCGCATCGACACCCGCGCCCGATCGTTCCGCGCTCGACATCCTCGGCAACGCCGCGTCCGATGTAGGTGACATCGTGACGGGCATCCCGAAGATGCCGGAACAGATCGCGGCCGACGTGATGGATCTGCCGAACATCGGAAAGCGCATCCACGACGCGGGCGGCGGCGTCGGCGGATTGCTCTCGGCCCCGGTAGTGCGACTCATCCCCGGAGCGTACACGGCGAAGAACATCGCGACCGGCGACCTCCACGAAGCGATCACGCACCCAGTGATGACCGCGCTCGACGTGCTCCCCTACGCGAAGGAGCTGCACGTCGGTGAGCGCATCGGCAACCTCGATGTACCCGGCACCACGAACCTCGAATCAGGTGGGCGCAACACCATCTCGGACTACACCGACCGCGTGAAGGGTGTCGCGGAACGCTCGAACATCGGCCAGGCGGCGAAGAACGCATTCGGCGGCGACACTCGAGGGCTTTCGCGCATCCTCGGTGAGAACGTGCATGAGTTGGGCGCGCGCATGAACCCGGCGATGGCGTTCGCGTTCGACGACAACCTCACGCACGTCGCCACCGAATCCATCGACCTCGCGAACCGTGCTCAGAAGTCCTTTGACTCCCCCGAGCGCGCCGCGCAGGTGTTCCACGCGATGGAGACCGACAACCTCTCCTCCGTGAACCTCTCCGACAAGGAACTCGCGGGTGTGCAGATGGCGCGCGACGCGGCAACCATGCAGTCGCGGTTCAACATCGACGCGGGCAACATCCTTGAGCGCAATCTCAACGGCACGACCGAGCAACTCCTTCCGGCGCAGGCGAAGAAGATCGACGCGGCGCGCTCGAAGTACACGGTGCACACCACCATGACGAACCTGCGCGAGTCCGTCGTCAACGGTGCAGCCGATCCGGATGTGCTCGCGCAGCACGTACAGGATGCGCTCGCGACGGAGCCGAAGCTGAAGGTGCAGCGCGACATCCTCTCGGGGTACGTGCACGCGCTCGACCGCTCAGGGTACGACACGGGAACGTGGCTCTCCGACATCTCCCGCGCGCGCAAGGCCGACATCCCTTCCGTCGCGGACATCCGCGGCACCATCGAACAGCCCACCGAAGGCGCGGTTCGTACGCGTCGGCGTACCGGCAACCCCGCGCTCGAGTCCGCCGACCGTTGGATGGAGCGCAACCGCGACTATACGACGAAGGCGAATGCGCGTCTCGCGGAACGCACGCAGGGCATCGAACAGAAGGTGGTGCCCGCACGCTGGCAACCGCTCATGCAGGACATGCGCGTCGACCGCGCGAAGTCGTTCATCGACCAGACGTTCGCGGCTGACGATCCCGTACACGCGCAGCTCATGTCCGACGTGCACCAGCACATCTACAACTCGATGCCCGAGGGTGAGATGGCGCGCATCGACGGCGAGATCCGCGCCGCGATTCCCGAGCTGCGCGCGCAGGGTGTCGACCCGCAGTTCTTCCACCACGTCTCGCCCGACGCGGCGCGCTCGATGAACAACCCGACGATCACGACGATGGTGCCTACCCCCACGCAGCTCCGCGCGCGCATCAACGACTGGACTCCCCACGTCGACAGCTTTTCCGTCTCGCTCACGCATGGCGCGCTCGAGTTGCTGCGCCAGGATCAGACCATCAAGGCTCTCGACGGCGTGCGTGAGGCATACACGCAGACGGTGGCGCAGAGGGAAGCTGAACTCGGTCCCATCGCGCGACGCGCCGCGGAACGCAACGGGACCAGCTATCAGCAGGAGTTCGAGAAGCTCCTCCGCAAAACCACCGTCAAGTGGGATGCAACGGAGCGCGGCTTCTTTCCCGACCGCGCGAAGGCTCCCGTCGCGAATGACGCGATCTTCAATCCCGATGATCTCGTGATCGACAAGCACCTCGCGCACGCGCTGCAACAGGCGATGAAGCCGCCGCCCTACTCGCGCCTCCTCGATCCCGTCACCAAGGCATTCCGGTACTCGGTGCTCCCGTTCTCGCCGCGGTTTCACCTGAACAACATCGTCGGCGGCACGATCATGGAGGCACTCGAAGATCCCCGCGCGTTGGCGAAGTTGCCGGAGGGCATGAAGTTCTCGCGCGACGTGTACAACATGAGCAAAGCAATGGCGCGCGGTGAGTCCTACGAACTTGCGGACACCACGAAGGCGATCATCGAGTCGATGCCGAAGGAGATGCGCGCGCAGATCGGCTCGCTCAGGTACGGCGTCGACGCGGAGGGCTTGTACTCGACGCGCCTCGGGGGGCAGCTCGGGAAGTGGGCGCAGGACTCCGGCGTCGCGCGTATGGCAGAAACGGGTATCGACAAGTTCAAGGCTGCAGCCGACTGGTCGATGAACGTCAACCAACTGTGGGACGACGCCTATCGCACCTCCGCGTATCTCAGCGACTTCGACAAGGGCATCAAGAAGGGCATGTCGCCGGAGGAAGCGGGCGCAGTGGGATACGCGCTGGCGAACAAGATCATGCCGCGCTGGTTGGAGATGACGCCCATCGAGCGCAGCGTGTTCCGCGCGGTGTTCCCGTTCTACTCCTTCATGTCGCATGTCTTCCGGTACGCGATGCGCTACCCGATGGATCACCCGTGGCGCACAAGTGTGATGGGTGGCCTCGCGCGCGCGGAGTTGGATGATCTCGGGACGGGACTGCCGCAGATGCTCGGCGCGCTGTTCCCGTTCGGTGGTGTCGACGCATCGGGGAACCAGAGCATGATTGACATTGGCGCGTCGAACCCGTTCCGCGACCTCGGGGATCAACTCACCGTCGCCGGGTTCCTCGGACAGACGAACCCGGTGTTCAAGGGCGCGCTCAGGTCGATTGGGTATGACCCCGACGTGCGCGGTCCGAACCTCTACCCCGATGTCACCTACGACCCGAAGACGGGACAGTTCAAGTCCGCACCTGTTGGCGCGACCTCACTCCTCGGTGGGTTCGCGAAGGACGTGATCCCGCAGACTGCCATAGTGGGCGAGCTGTTGGGAACATCGTCGGAGTTCAAGTCGCTCCTCCGCACGAATCCGGGTGCGGCGACGCGCATGTTGTTGTCGCAGGCGGGCATCCCGAACGTGTACAAGAAGGTGCCGGTGTACGCGGACATCTACAAAGCCGAAGTCAATCGCCAGCAGTCGCAGACCGACACGTGGAACGCCGCGCTCAAGTCCGGTGACTACTCGCGCGCGTGGGACTACCCCGAGCTGCGTCCACAGATCCGCGCGCTCCTCGCGTTGCAGAAGTCGGGTGCGTTCAGTGGAGGAGGTGCACTCGCGCAGTACATTGCCGGTGCGCCGAACACCTACCTCGAAGGCGTCGCCAACGCGTCCGCGGCACCGAGTCCGAGCGGGTCGCAGTCGAAGACGCAAGCCGAAGTTCGCGTCTCACAATAGGAGAACCGGGTGCCGGAGACCGAACCTCAACAGCAGCTCGGGCAGATCGTCGTTGACGACTTCCGGCCAGGGATCTACAACACGTGGTCGGCGGGCAACGGTGCCGCGAGCGCGCCCGATGGTGCCGCGCAACTCACCGGGACGTACGGGTGTGTCGCGTCGCGCACCGGCTCGCTCATCGCCGCGCCGAAGAAGGTGAAGTCGAAGACGCAGGCGCTCATCGACGCGAACGCTGCGAACAAGTACCCAACGGGTGATGCGCGAATGCACATCATCTCCATGCGGAACTTCTCGCCCGCCTATTCGCTCGTGCAAGCCAACCAGTCGGACTACCCCGACGCGGTGACCGTGCTGTACTCGTGGTGGTACGACTCCGCGGGTGGCGGCGTGAACTTTAAGCACCGCGGCGTGGCGCGTATCTACAAGGTCTCATCGAGCGGCACGTTCTACGACATGATCGCGTTCACCGCGGGCAACACGCTCGCCGTGGGAACGAAACCTTCGCATGGAATCGGGACCATCGACATCGGGCGCGCGAACGATACGCACACCGACTATCCCGGCGCGCCGGTCATCGTCGCGACGTTCTTCGGCATCGGTACCGTCACGCAGGCGCAGGCGCGCTCCTTCCCCTCCTTGACCACCGGAGGTAGCACCAACGCGCGCACGGACTCGACAACGACGATGGTGTTCGAGACGCTTCTAACGGGCGCGCTCGCGATCTTCGCCCACCAGGATCGGTTCGTCATCCTCGCGATCGGTACACCCGAGACCAACATCGGAGGCACCCAGCTCGGCAGCGACATGGGCACCGAGCAGACCGAGTTCTTGTACTACACCGACGTGAACTCGGTGACTGGTGGCACGCTCGAAAACTTCGCAGAGTTCGTCGCCGAAAATCCATTTGGATATGGCTCGTGGAAGTCGGTCAACGCGGGGGAACTATTCCTGGTCAAGAAGCGCGGCGGCGGCGTGAGCATCCGGAATGACTTCGATCGGCCCACGGTGATCCGACTGCCGGGTATCGAATCAACAGGGTTCGCGATCAACCTCGGGTGCTCGCTCCCCGATGGCACCTATCTCTACGGCTCCGAGCGCGGCGTGTACGTATGGAGCGGGGGGGATACGACGCAGCTCGTGTCGCCGCAGCTCGAGGGGTGGTTCTGGAAGGCAAACGCCACGGAGAACACCGCGATGGTGAGCCCGACTGCCGGGTACTCGGTGGTCGATCAACTCTGCAACCCGATCTTCGTCACCGCCGCGCATCCGCAGCTCATGGGTACGTGGGCACCGTGTGGCGACCGGCTCATCTTCGGCCCGAACAACTGGTGCTACGACTCGATGGGCAAAGGCTGGTTCCGTCACTCCAACCCCGCGACGGTCATCTATGGATATCACGACACGGCGATGAACAACCGCCTCGTCGCCTGCCCGTACTTCGTGGACGCGACGCAGACCGAAGCGATCGCGTGGTTCGATCCGATGCAGGGTCAGGATCACTACGAATGGGTGAGTCAGCCGTTGCAGAAGACGCGGGGGAGGGTGATTCAGGCGAGGGGGATGGACGTAGTGGTGCAAGGGAAGGGCGTGATGACGTTCAAGCTCACGGGCCTCGATGCACTCGAATCACCCACCGCGACCATCACGATCGACACGACGAAGCCGATCACGGTGAACATCCCGCAGCTCACCGTGAAGTCCCACGACATCGTGCTCCACGTCACCTCCGACAAGGGCACCGGCACCACCGCGCCCGAGCTGAAGCGGTTCACCATCCCGTACTACGAAGGTGAGACGGCGCGCATGAGGACGGCGAGACCGTAGTGCCACTCGGACCGAAGATCCGCGTGCCGTGGGAGCACCCGCGTACGCCGGAGCAGAACGACGAGAACTGGCGCTGGCTCAACCGGCTTCAGGAGGATGACGGGTCGGGTACGCGGTGGGCAACGCTAGTCATCGCCGCGTCCGACTCGACTCCCGCGGGACAAGCAACCGCCGACTACGTGTGCACCGGGAGCAATGACGCGGCGACAATCAACGCCGCGATCCTCGCACTCACCGATCGCGCGTCCACCACATCACTCGGGCGCATCGTTCTGTTGGAGGGCACGTATCGCATCGGTGCTACGGCGATCCAGACAAGTGCACTTGCTGGTCGCGCGTTGCACATTCAGGGAATGGGTGGCGGCACCGGGCACACCACGACACGCGGCGCTACGTACATCCTCGCGCCATCCGGCTCGGCGTTCTCGTTCGTCGGGAGCGGCGCGGCGAGCGGTTCATCGGTCGAGATCACCGACGTGCACGTTGTCGGTGGTGGAGCAACAGCCGCCATCAAGGGGCAGGACTGCCCCATGCGAATCGAACGCTGCACCGTCACCAACAGCGGTACCGGAGGCGCGATCTCGCAGAGCAACACCACCGGGGCGAGCGGTATTACGCACATTGTGAACTGCATCGTTGCATCCACGCACGCGAGTGGATCTGCGATCAGCGTCGATGTCGGCGCGGGGTTGGATGAGCCGATCTTCGTCATTGGTAACCGCGTGTCGCAGGCGGGAACTACGGTTCCGGCGATCTCTTGTGGGAACAACATCAGCACGATCCCGTCGTACATGGTCGCAGACAACTACGTTCTCGGTGGGAGTGCGGGCATCTTCATCCGCGGCAACAGCACAGAAGCAAGTGCGGTGAGCGGCAACGTTGTTCGTAACGCGAGTATCGGATACCTCATTGCCGGATATTCTCACGTCGTATCAGGCAATAGTGCGATTTCCTGCACGACGGGTTTCTCGACGGCCAACGCCATCGACGCGCAGTACATCGACTTCACCGGCAACAACATCTACGGCTGTACCAACGCCTTCCTCCTTCCGAGCGGCGTCAGCGTCACGATCATTGGCAACAAGGCAGCGTTGTGCTCGAATGCGTACACCATTAGCGGAGGGGTTACCGGCACCTTCGTCGGCTACAACGACTTCGGCGGCACAACGGGAACAGACTCGGGGACCAGCACCACCTTCGCCAGTGGCGTTCCCTCGGGGGGTACATCGCAGTTCGTGTTGAAGAAGTTGAGCGGTACGAGTGGCGACTTCGGGTGGGCACTGGACCCAGCGATTGACGCCATCGCCGCGAAGGGATCAGTTCTTGTGGGTACCGCCGCGGATGCGCTCGCGTCGGTCACACCCACGAAGGATGCACAGCTCTTTGTCTCCGATAGTGCTCAGACGACAGGAGTGAAGTGGGGACGACGACTGTTCGTCCAGACCACCGACCCCGCGTTGTCGATCACGCCCGACCTCGGGGACATCTGGATCGACACCACCTAGAGGGAGAACCATGTCCACCGTCAAGGAATCCTTTCCGGCAACAGGAACAAGTATCACCCTCACATTGAACTCGCTTGCAAGTAGTGGAACGGTGGGACGCGCGTCGAGTTCAGTGGACAACTCCACCAACCTTGATCTCGATGCACTGGTGAACGTCGCGATAGCGTTCCCCAACAGTGCTCCCGCGAACGATCTATCCATCTATGTCTTTGCGTACGGAAGTTATGACGGCACCGCGTTTCCTGAAGGTGTTACCGGCTCCGATGCTTCGTTTACCCTTCAAGGTTCGGCTGGCGCGCTGAAAACCGCGCTGCGACTCATCGGTGTCATCCCCGCGGTTCAGAACGTCACCGCGAACTATGGCCCCTTCCCCGTCGCCCCAGCGTTCGGTGGTATCCTTCCCCCGAAGTGGGGATTGATCGTACTGAACGTCGGGGGACAAACGTTGAGTGGATCAGGGAACAGCGCGTCCTACAGCCGCGTTCAGGCGACGGTCGCTTAAATGGACAGCGCGGTTCGGTCGCGTTCACGGGGGGATCAGAAGCCATCGATTGGCGCGCTCGTGCATTCGGGACACCCGCTAGCGCGTGGACTCGTCAACTGCTTCATGCTTAATGAGCAGAACGGGCTCTACGTTACGGATGCAGCGACGGGTCAACTCGTTCGCGTGACGGCCGGGACTAGCGGTCCAAAGGGTCAGGCTTATGGGTGGGAGTTTTTCGGCAGCAACGAACCAGTTCTTCCCGAGCAGATCAGCGCGGATCCGTTCATGGGACAAGCCGCGACGATCGCGGAAGCACATACCTTCGACGCCGTTATTCGCATTTTCAACACCACTAAGGGACTTGTCGCTGGACTCTTGAATGGTGATACGTTTACGAACGGCACTCAGGTCAAGGGTATCGGTATGGGCGTAGGGACCACGACCTTCGATACGAACGGATCAAATCTCCTTGGACTGAACGAGAACGTTGCATGGGTTACCCCCTCACTTGCCCTTCCGGTCGGTCGCCCCGTTCACATTGGCATGGTGTACTACGGTCCCTCAAAAACGGGGTATTGGTATATCGACGGAAGGCCAGCGGCGAGTTCTTCGTGGGGCGCTATTGGGACAGGCACCTCTACGTCGCCACTTCGCTTCTTGGTCGGTGGGTACTTCAACAACGGATTGGTGAATCGCGTATTTACTGGCGACATCTTCACGGCGCGCCACTGGAACCGCGCGTTGTTGCCACAAGAGATGGCAGCTCTCGCGGCGCGTCCCTACGCAATGATGGCTCCGCTTACTTCACCACATCTTGACGCGGTTGCTTCAGCGTCATGGCACACTTCAGTTGTCAAAGTCTGGAAGTAGGAGAACATGGAACTCACACTCGAAGTCACGCAACGCCTCGCAGCCATTGCTCGCGAACATGAGCCGGTTACAACCACGGACGGCTTCATCGACTGTTCGTGCGGGTGGGAATCGAATCACCCTCTGGCGTGGAGCCGCGCAGAGATGAAGCAACAAGCCGATCCCGAGCGCCCCGATCCCGTTGACGCGACGGGAGAACCAGATCCCGAGCACACGGGGAACCCCGAGCCACAACAGGAACACGTCGCCGCGTTGCAGTTGGCCTTTCTACAAACTGCCCAATAGGAGAACCATGAGTGACCCAATCGCATACGGCATTGACTACGCATGGGCGCAGATCGAATCACCCTCCATCGCGAAGTCCGGATGCAAGTTCGTCATGCGCTACCTCGGTGGCACAGCGCGCCTCTCGCCCGCGGAGCGCGACAACCACCACGCCGCGGGACTCGCGATCGCGCTGTTCGTGGAGCAAGAGGCGGACGAAGCGGAGAAGGGATTCGCGCGCGGCGTACAACTCGCGCAGGTGGGGAACGCGGAGGCTGACTACCTCGGGTACCCGAAGGAATGCGTGCTGATCTACGCCGACGACAAGAACGATCCCGACCCCGCGCAGGAAGTCGATTTCATGCGCGGCGTCAATAGTGTGCCGGGCGGGAGAGTCGCGGATATGTACTCGGGGGGCAATGTGCTCGCCGCACTCGCCGTCGAGAACCTCAGTCCATTCGGGGGAGTGTGCGTCGAGACGTGGTACCGCGGCTTCGGGGAAGATCCGTGCATGGAGCAGCTCGCCAACACGCGCGACCCCATCCACATCCCCGGCGTCAACGATGACCAGTTCGACACCGACCTCCTCTACAAGTCCATCCCCATGTGGGGACCGAACGGCGTCGTCTACCTCGGCGCACCCGCGAAGCCAATCGAACAGGGAGAAGACGACATGATGTACGGAACGGCAGCAGCAGAGGAGAAGGGCGGCGAGGCGAAGTACTTCAAGTGGTATGGACAGAAGCTGGTGGAGATCCCCGGTATCCAAGTCCTCCTCGATCACAAGGCCGGAGTGCCGTTCCGCGGCGACTGCCACCCGCTCGAAATCGTCGCCATGGCGCAGCGCGTGGCGAAGGCGTAGGCGCGCGCGCCCTGGTACCCTGCGGCCAACCACTCGAAGGAGACCTCGTGCTCAACAAGATCAAGAACACCCTGAAGGCGTGGTCGGCAACGATCCTCGCGGCGGTCGGTTGGACCTACGTGGTCATCGACTCCCCGCAGCCAGGCGTCACGGGCACCGAGTGGCTCGGCCTCGTGGTCGCACTCCTCGCATCGTTCGGCGTCGTCTACGCGGTGCCGAACATCAAGAAGCCCTAGGTCGGCGTGGGGCCGTACGCTCACTTCCATTGAGGGTGAGCGCGCCGCACCCCCCACCCACGCGAGGACACGGGTGAGGGGCGCTGGCCGACCGGGAGGGTCGACGCAGAAGGTAGTCCAACGGTTACCTACTTGTCAAGGCGTGCGGAGGAACCAGAGTGCGGCAAGTCAACAGCACCGGGGAGACACCTCGCACGGTGGGAACGGTGCTGCACTTCCTCATGCAGTCGCGCAAGGTCCGCGTGTGGGAACTCGCGAACGTGCTGCGGTGTTCCCACAAGTCGGTGTACAACTACCTCTCCGGCGCGTCGAAGCTCAACGCGACTCGAGTTGAAGCCGTCGCGGAGTTCTTCGACATCGAGCCCGAGGAGTTCGTCAACCTCACCACCGGCGAACTCCTCCAAACTCCCGTCCCGACGGGTTAGCAAGTGTCGCTCGTCATCGGGTGGCTCCTAAGTGACGATGCTTTTACCGGCATCAGCGTCGGGATCATCGGAATCACCACCGGCCTGATCGGCGCACTCGTCGGCGCGTTCACCGCGTGGTCGGCGCGCAAGTCCTCGAAGGAGGCTAACCGCGCGCAGATTCTCGCGGTCGACGTGCAGAACCGACTCGCGGACTTGGAGATCCTTGACCGCACGGTGCAGCGTCAAGGCGAGGAACTCGAGAGGCTTGACGGCGAGTGCAGAAGTTTGCGATACGAGTTGCACATGGAGCGACTGAACGTGCGAGACCTTCAGGAGTTTGCCCGCGAACACGCCCCGGATGTTGACCCCCCCCAACTCCGTGTGGTGAATGGAGACGCAGCATGAACGCAGACGTTCCTCTCGACTCACCCCTCGCTCAAGCTCCCCTCAACTCTCCACCGCCAACAGTTGAGTCGCAAGTCGCGGTGCTTATGGAGCGCGTGGGGGAGATCACCGAGATCGCGGAGGGGGCAAAGCGACGTGCGAAATGGGCGATGATCGGCGCGCTCATCATCGTGCTCATCGGTGCCGCCATCGGCATAGGCTCCCTCGTTACGAACGTTGCCATTCGCGACATCCGCCAGAACAACGATGCCGCGATCTGCCGCTCGAACATCTCCGGCGCGTACACGTCCCTAGAGTCGGACCGCGACAACGCGTTCGTGCTCGGGCTACTCGCGCAGGGTACAGGGGATACCGAGACGTTCGACGCGAAGAAGGCTCTGGTGACGAACATCGCGCGCACCTTGGATCAGCTCCCCCCGCGCCAGGAGGCGTACGCGGAGGGAGTGACGATCGACGGCGTGGCGTACGCGGCGTGTTCAGGGAGCGTGTGGCCTCCTCCGACTGCTACCCCACCTCGATAGCGGCGAGCACCGCGCGTACACCTACGCGCCACGTCTCTTTGTTCTCCTCGGGCATGACGCGCCAGTCGCGCAGGTACTGGCGTCGTGCCACTGGCGTGAGTCCCCTCATCCCCTGCCGCGTCGCGAGGAACAGCGCGCACGCACCCTTCTCCACATCTTGGTCGGAGTAGATCACAGCGGGTATCCGAAGAACTCGAACAGGATCTCCATGTCATCGACCCCCACAATCACCGTGTTCTCGTCGCGTCCGTTCTCCTTCACCTTCCGCACGCAGTTCTGCACGAATCTCACCCGCGGCGGCAGCCCCACCTTGTCCCCCGTTCGGAGGACTACTTGGTCGCCCTCAAATGTGTACCTCGCATCTTCGACGGCCATTAGGCGCGTGAGTTGATGACCTCGTGGGTCCGCGCCGAATACTGATCCCACTGGTCCCGGTGCACGGTCGACATGGAGTGCCGGGTTGGAGTATTCCTCCTCGGGTTCCTGTGCCCCTTGCGCCTCGTCCACGGGTGGCTCGTCGGCGTGGATCTCGGCGTAGTCCTGTTCTTGCTGGGGCGTCGGCTTCTTGTTCTTCCCCTTCTTGCTTTTCTTCTTGTCCTTCTTCCCCGAGAGGTTGGGCGGCACCTCCTCCGTAGGGGTGTTGTACGCAGCGATGACCTCGGGCGGCACGTCCTTGGAACCTCCGACGCGCACCATCAGTTCTGCCCCGGCACGTAGAGCTGCGGTTTGCCGATGTCCGCCTGCAATCTCTCGACCATCTCGACTCTGATCTTGTCGAGTTCGCGGAACTCCATCGCGAACCGCTTCGAGAACGCGCCCTCCACCCACGCGCTCATCGACGCTATCTCCTTCGCGACGAGAGCCTGTTGTTCCGTGGGCGTGAGATCCCCCGACTGCATCTTCGTGAGTAGCTCGAGCATCATCTCGCAGTCCTGCCAGATCGGGTTCGTCGTGATCGTCTCCGTGAGTACCGACAGGTGGCGCGCGTTCAACTCGGCTTTGCCTTCGAGCATGAGCGTGGCCTGTTCCGCGATGTGGTCCGCGAACCCGGCGAGCTGCGTGTAGAACAACGCTACGATGCGCGGCGTGTTCGACTTGATCCACTCCTCGGTGGATTGGCCTTCACCTTCTACTTCTTGCATTTGGTTGTCACCTTTCCGCATCGCGAGCACCGCCAGTAGTGACGGTTGCTGATCCGATAATGCCTGTAGTCATGTCCCGCTAGGAGACACCGGAACCTCATCCCGTGAACCTATCACCTTTTACCTGCGCGGCCCCCATCCCGCTCGCGAGCGTCAACTGCACCGTCGCCTCACCCCACTTCTTCCGGTCCTTCTCCCACTGATCTTTCCACCGCGCCCAATGCTCCGCGCAGTACCCCACCGCGTCTCGATCCCACTCCTCCGCCCCGCGCCCGCACCGTACACACTCCTCACTTATCAGCTTCTCGAAGCCAACCTCGTGCACCACCGCGTCCCAAAACCGCGCGAGATCCTCCTGCAACGGCTTCTTGTACTGCCGCTGTCCCCTCAATATCGCGGCCGGGTGATACACACCCATGACCACCCACCGATCCAGCAGTAGTCCCCACACGCCATGCACGTCGGTGATCTTCAAGTCCCCACGCCACGCATCGAGCGCCCTACCGCCGATCAGCATGACGTGCTGCACGTTCGCCGCCTCGAGCTGCGCGACCATGTTCCCCCGGCACGCGCGCGATTCCTCCTTCGAGGGTGGACGCACCTTGCCGTCGATGTCGGGGAAGCAGCTCACGGAGTTGATGTACGTCACCCGATCTGAGTTCACCCCCGCTTCCTCTAGGTACGTCCGGAGCATCCTTCCCGCGGGACCGATGAATGGCTTCCCCTTCTCGTCCTCCCTCGGCCCCGGCGCTTCCCCCACCACCGCGAACAGTGCGCGCTTCTTCGGGTAGGTGAACGGCACGGGCTGGTGCTCGTCGTGGAGGTTGCATCCCTTGCACTCGCGCACCTGCGCCCACACCTTCCCGCGCAACTTCCGCGCGTCATCATTCGAGAGCGCGGGGTGTTGGAGCTGCGCGACTATGCGCGCATCCAACTTCGAGAACAGGTTCTTACGGTGCGTAGCCACCCTGGATGTCCTCCTCGTCGCTTGTGACTTCTAGGGGTTCCTGCGTGACATTCGCGCCACCCGCGATCCCGTCCGCACCCACAACCGCGAGCGCGACGGGCTCCATGAACTTCCGCACCTCACCATGCTTGTGGCACACGGCTCCCCTGAACGCATTCCTGCGCGCGGTGACCGGACACTGCACGCGCACACCATCCACCGTCTCCGCGTGCGAGCACCTGAATATGACCCAACACTCTTGCATCTTTCCCAACTCGCTCATCCGGTTCCTTCCCATGCACTCAGTGACTCAAGAATCTCCATACCGATCCACATGGAGTACGCGGGCGGGATTGCTTCCCTCAGTTCATCCCACGTCATCCAGTCGATACCCATTGCTGCGGACCCCGTAGAGAGATCCGCGACCCTCAGCTCGGTTCCGTCCTCCCGTGCCCACAACAGGCGACCGTCCTGCTTGCCGTACACCGCGACAGGATCTTTCTGCCGCGCGCGCCGCTTCGTCTTCGGCAGTGGGAAGTTCGACTCGAACAGCCGCGGTCGGTACACCCGCAGTCCGAACATCTCGCCGGTCAGTGTGATCGGAGACTCAAGTGCCCACTTCGCGCCGACGACGTTCTCTATGACGTAGGGCAGTCTCAACTTCTTCAGCATCTCCCGCGTCGGTTCGATCAACAAGGGTGAGTCCGAGCCGTTACGGTTGTTCATGGTGGTGTATCCCTGACACGGCGGCGACGCGTGCACCACACTCACGCCGTACTTCTTGACCAGCTTCTTCACCAGCTTCTTGTCGGTCGCGTCTCCCTGGATGAACTCATAGGGGTAGTTCGGTTGCGGGTTGATGTCCACACCGATGACTCTAAACCCCGCGTCGTGATACCCCTTCGCGATCCCTCCCGCGCCGCAGAACAGATCAAGCAGTACCGGACGCTTCACTACAGGTCTCTCCCTACTGATTCGGACTTCCCCGCGGAGAAGTCTTCGGGTTCCCCTATGGCGTTGATGTACTTCTCGATCGTCTTCGGTCCTACCCAGCACTCTTGCATCTTGCCGTAGGTATCACTCATTCGCTTCTCCCCTCAATCGAATATACATACCATCGATCCCCGATTGTCTCATTGTTTCGGCGTTGTTCTCTCCGTACGCGATGAGTACGGATGGAGCGCCTGCGTTGCTATGACTCGGGCATGATCCATCGGGGCGGTGGAAACGCAACCTCCCCCGCAGGAACGTCACCGCGGTCGCGTGTGCCCATACCGAGTCGAAGAACATTTTCGTCTCGGTTCTCGCGAAGATAAGCGCGATGCCATCTCCGTGCTCTGCGAGTCGTTGCATCCACATCCCGGTTTCGCGTCCGTAGGGGGGGTTGAGCCACACGCGACCGAACCACTCGCGCGTCAATCCATCGTGTGAGTAGTGCTTTTTCGCTGTCTTCCACGGACGCGGCTTTCCGAAGCATGGGTCGAGATCGAACGCGCCCAATGCTTGTACGATTTCTAGTGGCGTCAACCATTCGTTCGTCTCACCCTCAATCGTGCGCTCATGTGATCCCATCCCCGCGCGAGCCACCTACTCAGCTCCTATCGCGTCGATGTACTTCGCAATCGTCTTCGGTCCTATACCCCGAATCGCGGCCATCCGCTCGAGCGCACCCGGTTTCCACGTGAACGGCAGTCCGCCGAACTCCTCTCGAATCAGCGTCGCGCGCTCGGGGCCGGTATCCGGCAAGCCCTCGAGCACATGCCTCTGGTAGTCGGTGTTCGTGGCGGTGCCCCATCCGGGCAGGATCGACCGAGCGGCCCCACGTGTGCTCACCAGGAGGCTGTGCTGCCCTTTCTTCACCCACGCCTCGAACGCCACGCACACCGCCGCCGTGCTCGCCTGGTCCGCCGCGTTCAGCACCCACACGCCCGCCGCCTGCAACGACATGAGCGCAGAGAGGTGAGCCGATTGGGTCCATCGCGGTCCGCCCGTGCGTCCGAGCCATTCCCCTTCCAAGCTGAACCGGACGTTCCCTTCTACCACGAGGAGCGCCTGTTCGAGCACCTTCATCTGTTGGA